TTATCATATATACCACCTGGTACATATTTTAATACGCCAGCACATTTAGTTATTGATAAATGTGTTTTACCATAACGTTTATTGTACTCACGGCCTAAAGCAATCATATGATTATATAACCATTCATAATGAGGTTTAGACTGTCTACACCATATAGTTGATGGATGGTTTTTGTGGGCTATTTTGTAAGGCACATCTTTACCATGTATATCTACATGATGAGCAGTACACAACATTTGAGCCGACTCAAGTATCATTTTAACTACATGTTTATTATATTGTAATCTAGCCGCTTTTTCAGGGCATTTGTCTAAGTAAAATATATTCATTATTCGTAATCTCTAATACATTTAAACAATGGGTGTCTGTAACTACCCGCTTTAGTTCTTTCAAAGTATGTAAAGGTTGCTGTTGCACCTATATAATGAGGCGCTCTAAACAATAGATTTTTTAGATCTTTGTAATTGTAACCCTTACCTGGTGGACAACCAAACTCTATACCATCTTCGTCAACCATAAGGAACTTACCTAATGTACCTAGTCTTTTACCTTTACCTTCAACAAAGCCAACAATAGTAGCTTCAGCATCGGAAAAGTCTTTGAACTTTCTTAGACTGTGTGATCTTTTACATTGATACACATCATTAGTACGTAGTATAGAGCCTTCGTAACCTGCATCTAGGTTTTGTTGGTGTATAACTTTAGATAAAGACTCACTAGCGACTGCTTGTGTCTTTACATGTTTGATACAGTAACTTGGTTTAACGTGTTTACTAATAAAGTAATTACGCTCTTCAAACGTAAGTGTTTCATCAATTATATCATAACAATGAAATTGTACGTTTTCGGCTGATTTAAGTATGTCCTTGTCAGTCGGTTTTGTTTTTCTGACCATAGATATGATTTGTTCAAAATCGTCTTTAAAATCATGATTATACAACTCGCCATCGAGTATAACATTAGGATGTTTGTCAAAGAAAGGTACAAGCTCTTGTAGTATGTGATCAATATTTTTCCACTCTTTACCCGTACGTGAATAAGCTTTTACTTTCATATCTTTAAATACATCTGTAAATTCAGCTTGTATCACACATCTAACACCATCTAGTTTTGGTTGCATAGACACTTTGTCATATATAATTGGTTTATTGTTAACAGGATATGCTAACATTGGTTTTTTTCTTATCATCTGTCTTCGTATTCAAATTTAGTTATTAATTTATCTGGTTTACCTACAAATATACAATTATCATTGTAATCGAATATACTTATCCATACACCATGACCTTCTTTACACCATATAAAGTATTCATAGTCTTCCCAGTCTCTTTCACCTGGTTTACGTAAGTATATTTGACCTGGTTCATCTTTTAGGTATTTAACTGTTTGAGCTGCTAAACAACCCATACCATTGGCCACTTTTTCTTGGTCATAAGCACCTAACCCATTTACTACTTTAAAGTCTTGTAGATAACTAGCTAGTGTCACACCTAAACCTGACGGATAACCATCGTAGTGGTTATATATTTGTATGTGTATTTTATCCACACCTGGATGTTCGCTGAAAGTTACTCCATCTTCTCTTTCAACGAAATTTATTAATGCTCTTGTTGCCATATTTTATTTATATTATCTGTTACTATTCGTATTTAATTTGTATTAGTGGTAGGTAAGGAGTCGAACCTTACAAATAACCATTCTACCTTAGTCTAGTAAGACCATATAAGCTTCTGGACTGTACTTTTTAAACCAGTCTAGACCCTTTCTAAGATCTTGTACGTGTTGAGGAGTATTGAACATACCCATTTCAATAACTACTGAAGCACCGATACAGAAATCATACATACTGAGTTCTATATTGTTCAGTTCTATACTACCTCCTCCAAACCTATTTTGTACTACGTCGCCTTTGTCGTAAATTTGACCGTTAAACCAGCTAGGTACTGGTTGTTCTTTAGTTGTTGTACTCATAATATTTCATTTTTAATTTTTCAATAATTGCTCTACCTGTTCCCGTGTTAAAACCATAACTATGTGTATGTAGTTGAGGTATAGGATCATTAAAGAACAATAGTTTCATCAAATCTTTAGCCGTTACGCTTTTGTCATAAAATTTACTTGATTTAAAGTTTAAAACTACGTCATTACACGCTTTAGATACAGCTATGGGACAATGTCTAAACTTCTCATCTGTCCTCCACGCCATATATTCTTCTACTTGTTTACTTGTTATCTTCATATTATATTATTTTTTGTGCTTCAGTTATTGTATTTTCTTCTGTACTCAATGGTAATACATTGAATCTTTGATCTATCTTATTCATAATAGAGTTTGTTAGTTCATAAGTAGACTGCATACCAATACTTTCGATGTATACTCTACCATCGTACTCCATACCGAAATCAACGTCATAGCCATCTGGATCATCAAAGTTAAAACCTTCGACAGCATCTTCGATCGCATTACCTATTTCTTCGTACAGTTCTCCTGTGATTTTAGTTTTACTTACATTTTCTAACTCTTTTTGTTTAGTCGTTAAGTCAGTTTGTAATGACTGTATTTTTTCTTGTAAGCCTTTTACTGTAGCTTCTAACAGTTCTTTTGTTTCACTCATAATTATTTAATTTTATTATTACTATTTTTTTCATATTCTTCTATATTCTTATTAAATATACTTTTCCGTATACTACATTTTATCTGTGAGGTGATATACATACCGAGTACTACACCTACACCTAATATTATTATTAATTCTATCATGTTATATTATATCTATGTCCGTTAATAATTACTTTTACTTCTGGTTCTTCTTTTTGTACGTTTTCTAAATCAAATTCATACTTCCACTTAGGTACAAACTTACCATCTTCAACCTGATTCGCTTGTTTTATATAATAGTTTTTGAGACAATAGTCTACTAAGTACTCAAGTCTATCAACTTCGTTTGGTATTAGTTTACACGTTCTTGTGGTAAATTTTCTATACAACGGTCTACCACACCAGTCTTTCTTATCTGTACTATAATACTGTGGTTCACTTTCACATCTTTTGTTTAGTTGATAAGGTGTATAACCACCGTTCATACGTCTTACATAACCTTTTTTGAAACTACCAACTTCTATATATTGTCCATACATTTTTATTGGTAATCTAAATACTCTTGTACCATTTTTCTTTTGTCTTGATGTTGTAACGTCTTGAAAACCAAGTAGTTTCATTTTAAACATTACATCACCATAACCTGTGTAATTTTTACTCATATTATTTATTTTTATTATCTATTACTTCTTTCATTGTTAGACCATCTTCATTTACGTAATTTTCAAAAGCGTAATTAAGTAATTCTTGGTCGTTTTCATCCAACTTTGTACCGTCTTCAAGTGTCCAGTTAGGAGACTTATGGTCTACAAACACCGTATCTTCAGGAACTTCTTCAATGTCAATTAGTTGTGTTATGTAGTCACCATGTCCACAAATCAACTCCATTTGAAAGTTTTGAATCGCTTTTTTCACACTTCTACCGTATACTATTTGTATACATCTCATTTCTGTAGAGTCTTTGTACTCTATTTTAAATCTTTTTTGTTTCATATTATTATATTTTATTATATTATCCTTCTCGTGTCGTATTTAGTTTGTAAATAAAACGAGGGTGACACCGAGTTTCGGTGAGCCGAGTTTCGGTTTTACGTCACCACTCGTATATTTAACATAACATTGTACCATAACCTCTACGTCTTGTTAGTTTCGCTATTTTTGCCGCGTCACTACTCGACATTATCTGTATAGAATTACCAGTTTTGTGATTAATAAGTGGAGCGCAACCATATTTTTCTGTACTACTACAGTTTACACACACCTTATAACCTAAATCTGACCTACCTTGAGGTATTTTTGTATCACACTTTGTACAATTCATATTTTTTTATTATATTATCTAACACTATTCGTATTTATTTTGTATTAAACCTATTTTCAAGATACAACCATCCGTCTTCGTCACACTTATTGTTGTCTATTAACCACTTTAATTTACCACATTTTTCATAATCTTCACACTCTATGAAGTGATCTATCATAGATTCTACATCTTCTTTACGTATGTCACCTGTATCTACGTCGACAGGAGGTAAAAAGAACACATGTTTTACACCTTTCTTTTGTTGAAGTTTTATTACATGTTCATAGTCTTTACCTTCTACTAACATTAGATATGAAGATACCATACCTACGTGTATAAATTTGTTTAGTTTATCTTGTTTTGTCATAGTTAATACTTTGTTATTCCGTTTTTTAACACTAATTTATCTAAAAACTCATCAAATTCTTTGAGTTTTAGTACTTTTTCTAATTTTTTCAATGTAATTTCTTTATGTTTTGTTCCAAATCCACCTTCTATAGATGATTTTTTCAACATTATCTGTAATTCTAACTCACTTTTAGATAAGTTAAAGAAATTCCATTCGTCTTCTTTTGTTTCTATATCATACATAATTTTAATTTTTTTAGTGGTAGGTGAGGAATCGAACCTCACGTAAATTATTTGTTCAAAGACCATTTATTCTTTTTACAACCGTTCTACCTATTGAGACACTCTATTTGAGTGGAATTTTAATCCAAACTTGGTTCTCTACCTTTACTTATATCATTATTTACACACCACGAAATCGCTCTCTCCATAGATTTTCTACTTTCTTCTTCATTGTACACTTTGTTTGTCTTCGGTTGTTTACTTATGTAGTCTACACAGTCTTGATAATTTCTTGACTGACACATAGGTAGAGTTAATCCACCGTATGAATACACTACTGTGTACAAACTTTTACCGTTTTTCTTTTTTTCTATTATATTATACATCATATTTATTTATTTCTTTACTTAATTCTTCTAACATTATCCAGTGTATATCGTCTTTTACTGTCTGAATATACTTGTTGAAGTCGTCTGTTTTTCCGTTAAACTTATATAAAGATTTTATAAGTTTACCAATCAATTTTAATTTTAATGTCTCAATCATATTTTATTATTATTATCTATTACTCTTCGTATTTAGTTTGTGTTTGTACTCATTCATATTTGATTTTACCAGGAAACAAGTGGAACTAACTGGACTTTATTTTATTTATGACCTTTATAATTATAACTTTTATGGAAAACCATTTGGTCTTTATAATTTTGAAGGTTAAAGTATTTATTATTACTTTGTATATCGTTGAGGTTGATATAACAATAACCTTTTAAGTTGAAGTAATTTGTATAATACTTATTAAACCATTTTGGTAATTGGTGTAATTGAAAAGGTAAGTAAGTATTATTATTTAATTTAATAATTTGAAGTTGATTTGTTTTTAATTTCATAATTTAATTTTTTTTAAGTATTAATATTTCGTTTTATTTATATATATTATCGAAAACACTTCGTACTTAGTCCGTATTACATTGAAGTAAATATATACTCATAACACTCATCTTTTGACTTCGACTTAAATACTATCGAACCCCACTTGATTACTAAAAATGTAATCTCACCATTGTTTGTAAATTTTCTAATCATAATTTCTATTTTTTATTTGTTAAACATTTATTTTACTATTAATTCATATTCACCTGAAGTATACTCTTTACGAGTTTTGATATACTCGAACGGAAATTTTTGACAAGTTTTGAACGAAGAAAAACCGTTTGGACCTTCACTTAGTATTTCTACATTTCCGTAGTTAGTGTATTGTGTCACTATTATTTGTTTTTTCTCTTTTACGTTAGAGAAATCTTGTTGTAAGAACATAGTTTTTAATTCATTTCTAGTCATAATTTCTAATTTTTTAAGGTTAATAATTCATTTTAGTTATAGACACTCGAGTGAGTGTTTCGACTTTTGAAGTCTCATCAGTATAACTTAGACAAGTTTTTTGTCTCTTAATACTTTTGGAATATTAGTTGAACTTGTATAACTTCCGTACTTTTCAAAACAATTAAGTTTGTTTAAGTTTTCTTTCATGATAGAGTATACTTTATCGTGATTGTAAGTTACTGAATTACCATTTTTGAATGTTACTTCAATTGTTTGGTTTTTACCGATTAGAGACTTTCTTACTACGAATCTTTTTGATTTTAAGTTTGACATAATTTTAATTTTTTTTAGTTAATAATTTAGTTAATTGTATTTGTTTTTATTTATATATATTATCTGTTGTTGTTAGTATTTAGTTTGTATAAAAGTAGTAGTTTCGTTTATGTGTGGAAAATCCACTACTCCTATTCCGCCCACTCTCCACTTCTTCGACTAATAGTAATTTATTATGTTAGTTATTAGTAGTCCGAATATGTATATAAAACTTGTAATGTAAACAGTATTTAATACTTTCTCAAATGTTGTGTGTGTAAATTTTAATTTCATTTCTTTATTATTTTAATTAGTTATTCGTTTATTATATTATCGACACTGTATCGTATTGACATTGTAATTATATTAAGTATAATAATATTAATTGTATTGTAAGTATTACCCAAGGAGTAACTTTGTTTTGTATTGTATTGTAATTAGTATTATTCATGTATATATTATCGAGTAATAGTCGTAGTAGGTTGGTGAGTGAATGTATATGTAAATGTAAATAGTAAATAGTAGTAACAGAGTGGAAACGAATGTAGGTGGATAATAATATAAAAATCAGGAGAAAATCAATATAATGATGGGGGCCTGGTGTTGAGGTTGTGGTTTTCCAGGGGGGAGGGGGGCTAGGAGAGGGGGGGCAACACTACACCCCAATATTTATAATATGGTTTTTTTATGACATTAGCTTATTAAGAAGAATATAGTAACTACCAAATGTCACACTTTCACTTAAATAAATATTTTTCTATGTAACTATGTAAAATAGTTAACTAAATAAAGAAATATAAAACATAATATTATGGGTAAGTTTAAAATGAAAGGACCCTCTCTATATAGAAAAGATCCTGTATCACCAATGAAACAAGATAATAGCTTAAGTGAGTATGATGAGCAGGGAACTTTTACGGGAAATGTACTACCAACGGCTAGTGATGAATTAAAAGATAACAGGTACATGACAAGTGGTGGTGAGTTTACATCAAGACCTATGAGTAAAGGAGAACAAAAGCAAGCTGATTACGCTACAATGTTTACGAAAGGCAAAGGTGATAATCTTAGATATGGAGACAAATCGATACCTGGAAGAACACAGTGGATTAGAGAAAATTATGGTAGAGGCTTGAGCAAGAGAGAACAAAGAAAGGCAGAAATAGCTTTTTACAAAGCACATCCTCCTTCGTCGTTTAGAGTCCCAGCAGGACAAGGTGGTGAACGACCACAGCAGGGCACACAACAACCAACAGAAACAAAACAATCTCAGAGATATACAATTGAAGAAAAAGGAGATGATCCGACAGAATTAACTAAAGCAGTATCTCAAGGATATTTTAAACGAGGACAAGGAAGTGAGTATTACAAAAACAGACCAGTACCATCTGACTTTGACGTACCAGGTGAGTATGTAGAAGCTATCACTAAATTTGATGAAGAATTCAAGAAAAAGTACCCTAACGCAAAATTATAAACTTTAAAGTAAAAAATAAAACAATGGCATTTAAAATGAAAGGTGACCCATACAAAATGGGTAAAATCGCAACTAAGAATACTATGGCTCAAATGAGAACATCGTACAAGATGAAAGAAGCTATGGCTAAAATGAAACATGGAGAAAACACTAAATCTCCCGATAAAGACGGAATTACTATGAAGAAAAATTCTCCATACCCAGCCGCTAAACCAGATTATCCAGACATCGATGGAGATGGTAACACTACTGAGTCTATGAAAAAAGCCGCTGCTGACAAAAAGTCATCACCAGCACAAATGGAAGCAAAAAAAATAATATCAAAATCCGGAGATAAAATTATGTATGCTAAAGGTGGTAGACATTCGGCGGACGGAAGTACAAAGGAAAAAGGTAGATATACCACTTATACTAAAAAAGACGATGGTACTTATACTAAAAAAGTAGAAACAGCTAAAAAAGGATCTAAGAGTGACGATGATAAAAAAGTAAGAAAAGAAAAAACTATTTCTGCTAAAAGAGCTGAGCGTCAAATAAAAAGAAAAGCAAGAAAAGCAGATAAAAGCGAAAGAAAAGCTGATGTTAAATTCATGAAATCACGTGCTAAACAAGCGGTAAAAGCAGGGGCTGATAAAAAGAAAGTAAGAGCTGATCTTAAAAAAATAAAAAAAGATATAAAAAATAGACCTTCAGAGCCTATTCCAACAGTCAAATCAAAAACAAAAAGGCCTACGCCAGTAACTATGAAGTCGCCTTTAGAACAAGAGAAAATTAAAAATAAAAAAAGAAAATTATCAGTATTAGATAAATTGTCTGCAGCTAGCAGGGCTATATCAACATCTGAAGGACCTTTTGGAGACACTAACTTTATGGATCGTTATAAAGAAGCAAAAAGAGGAATTAGAAAAACAGGTATAAGATCTAAAGATGCGTTAATGGGAAGCAATCGATAAATAAATTATTAACCATAAATAAAACGTTATGTCAGGATTTAAAATGAAAGGAAGCCCAATGCAGAGAAACTTTGGTGTAGGAGCTTCACCAGTGAAACACGGTGACGGTTCTTGGGGTGGAACAGACGAAGCGCCTGTAGTAGAAAATGTTATGGAGAAAAAGGCTCAAGCTAGACAAACAAAAAAAGTACCTCAACCGCCACCAAGAACAGAATTTCACACAGACAAAACATATGCGCTAACATTAGCTAAATGGAAGCGTGATAATGGAATAGAATAACAAAATAATTATTAACCAAAAATAAAACCAAAATGACCTATTTGTATTACAAGACCAGTACACTAACTGGCAACCAAAAACCTAATGAAAAAACTATTAACCAATGGAAACATCTTTCAGATAAAAAGAACTGGAGGATAACTCAATTAGCTAATGGTTATTATCAAACCGAAGTGTCTGAACCAGAAACCGATAATTGGCACGCGGTAACAAGAAGAGAAACAATAGAAGGTGCCGAAGCCGCTATTGAAGGTAGCATCGAGCACTTTTCTAAGAAACTAGAGTCTGTAAAAGGACCTAAAGTAATAAAAACTTTTAAATAAAAAAAATATGGCGTATAAACAAAAAGGTTTTCCAATGCACTCTGTGTCTGCTTTAAAAATGGAAGAGCCTAGAATAGCGAGACGTAGACAAACAGATTCAGGTATGATGGATAAACCGCAACAGCGTGAAGCTAGATTGGAACGACCAGAAAGAGATCCAATGGCAGAAATGCGTAGAAAAAAACTACAAGGATTAATGGACGAACCAGTAAAACCACCAGTTGAAAGATCAATGGTTGAAGAATCAATGATGAAAGGTGCTAATATAGGTGGAGCTGTATCTCCTAGTCAAGTTGAGACTACACAAAGTACTAGTGGAATGCCTACGTTTAATATCTCTGATTTAGAGGGTGTATCTGATAAGAGAAAATCTATAGCTTATGGTAACATTGCTGACACACCTAAAAATCAAGCGTTAATACAGAAACAACAAGAATTAAACGAGTGGAAAAATAATAATCCAGATATGTCAGACGCAGATTTTGCTAATTGGCAAAAACAGATGAATCTAATACGGTCTCAGTTTACTCATAACTAATAGAACGCGTAAAAAATTTAATTTAATTTAATAAAATATGGAATACAATCTACCTAGCGAGATTGTCAAAGACTTAAACTTTGGCAATGACGCTAAAAAACGAATAATTGCTGGTGTTCATAAGCTAGCACAAGCCGTAAAATCCACACTAGGCGCTTCTGGTAAGTGCGTAATATACGAAGATGGACGCGGTAAACCGGTTATCACAAAAGACGGAGTAACAGTAGCAGAATCTGTTGTCTTGTTTGATCCGGTTGAAAACATGGGAGCTACACTTATTAAAGAAGCAGCAAGAAATACTGTAAAAGAAGCCGGAGATGGTACTACTACAGCTACAGTTCTTGCTGAAGCCCTCATAAAACAAGTTAACCACGAAAAATACCATGGTACTTCTATAAGAGAAATAAAAGAAGGTATCAATTCTTGTCTTGAAAAAGTAAATAATTACCTAAATGGCGCTAAAATAGACGTAAAAGGTAACATGTTACACAATGTTAGCGCTATTAGCTGTAATAACGACAAAGAATTAGGTAAAATTATATCAGAAGCTTACGAAAAAGTAGGTGAAAACGGTGTAGTTTTAATGGAAGAGTCACCAACAGAAGAAACTTACGTTGAGATTGTTGATGGAGCGCAAATAGAGTGTGGTTTAACATCACCTCACTTTATAACAGATACTGAAAAACAAAGATCTGTACTAGAAAATCCATATATTCTTATTGTAGAGTCAGAAATACCTAACGTTAGAAAAATACAAAACGTATTAGAGTTCGTAATTAAGCAAAACCGAGCTTTACTTATAGTAGCTTCAGTAGCACAGCAGGTAAAGTCAGCGCTTTTAATGAATAAAGTTAAAGGTAATATCAAAGTAAACATAATAGACTTACCAGGCTTTGGTCCTACTAAGAGAGACACTGTAAAAGATTTAGCTATTTTAACAAATGCCATTGTTATAAACGAAGAGCTAGGTGATGATTTAGACGGTATATCACTAGATGTGCTAGGTGAAGCTAAGAAAACTGTTACCGAAGACAGAAATACTATAATAACTACTTTAGACACTGATCAAGAGATAGAAGAAAGAATAAAAGAAGTACATAAACTAATAAAAAAAGAAAAGAACGGTTATATAAAGAAAAAACTAGAAGAAAGACTAGCTTTATTATCAGGTTCTGTAGGTGTTATAAAGGTTGGTGCTGATTCAAAAGTAGAGCTAAAAGAAAAGAAAGATAGAGTAGAAGATGCTATATATGCCACAAAGGCGGCCTTAAAAGAAGGTATCGTACCAGGAGGTGGTGTAGCGCTATTAAACGCATCGGAAAGAGTATGCTCTGAGAATATAGGTGAAACAATACTATTAAACGCTATTACAGCTCCTTGTGAAACTATATTATCTAACGCTGGTATAGAAAAAGAAGGAGAACTTGCTGAAGGCCGTGGTATTGATGTTGTAACTGGTAAAGAGGTTGACATGGTAGAGTTTGGTATCATAGATCCAGTACTTGTTACTAAGACAGCACTTAAAAATGCCGTTTCTGTTGTAACTACTATTATATCCGCTGATTGTGTAATTTCAAATATTAGACTAAATGAAGGCAGTTAATTATTACATAATCATAGATCAAATAAAAGATGAGCCTAAGAAAGTTGGTGGATTAATACTAACAGAAAGTGTAGATGATGACAATAGGTACTTAAAAGCTAAAGTTATATCTATTGGTAATCTTGTAGAAGGAGTATGTATTAACGATGTTATATATTACGATAAACACGCAGGCCACGGTATACAACATAAAGATAAATTTTACCACGTTATAAAACAACAAGACGTGGTACTTATAGATTAGACCTAAGCCAGAAACCAAAAACCTTAAACTTAAAACAAACAAACAATTAACCTAATTATTAACTAAAAAATTACAATTATGAAAATGTTTCATTTTGTTGACGCTGCAGGTACAGACGAACACATTGTACCTATTTCAGAGATCAAAACCATTAAAGTAGCTGATGCGACTTCGGTGATTATATATATCACATCTTTTGATCCAGCTGTAGCAGCTTATGGTAACGTTGATTTAACAGTTACATCTGGTAAATCTGACGAAGTTGCTTTAAGATTAGCGGAGTACATGTCATCAACTAGTATTGGTGGTAATAACACGCTTACTATTAAAGCATCTACAGCTCCATTTACAGAAATAAGCGCAGTTGCATGGACTGATGGTGCTTAATCTTAAATGAGATTAACCGCGCAAGATCTGCGTGAAATGAATATCCTTAAGTATTACAGGCTCACAAGAAAGTGGGCTTGTAAGACTTACGGATTAACAGATGCAGATTTAGAATTATTAATTTACTTAGATTGTAAAGGAAGATTTACACGAAACGAATTTATAGATGGTACTTATACCATGAGCTGGGATAAAAACCGGTGGGAAAAACTAAGAAGAGAAGGTTGGATAGAAACTTGGAGACACAGAAACAGAACTACAATAAAGTTTTCGGTGTTTAAAACCTCGTTCAAATGTTCTCAGTTAATAAGTAGAATATATAGAATACTTTTAGGACAAGAAGACCTACCTACTTCAGAGAGAAGTAAGTTTTATAATAACAAATCATATACAGATAAAGTTTATAATAAAGCTATAGATGATATGATAAAAGATAAAGACAGATAATATGGCATTTAAAATGAAAGGCTTTCCTATGATACAAGGATCTTCGCCTGCAAAGAACTACAATAATTTACAAAACTATAAAGTGTTTAATATGGGCAATAAACCTGATGGTCCATTTAAACAAGACGACACACCGGGATCACAAAACCCTAAATTTCCAGAAGTAGTGTACACTATAGATGGTAAGGCAGTTAAAAGTATTGATATCAACGAAGGGCGGTTAGATTTAAAACCAAGTATAGGGCCAAAAGGAAAATATGTAAACTATGATAAAGGTGATGGTACAAAAATAAAATACTACTACAAAAACCCTGTAAAAGCACCAGATCAAGGTAAGTTTAGTGATTTAGAAAAATACGACGACGATAAAAACTAAAATACAACTATGGGATTTAAAATGAAATACAAAAACCTCCAAGAGGTAGTAAATCAATTAAGAAATGCCGTAAAAGCGCACGGCAAACAAGCTGATGTTGTAGAGAAGCATATAAAAGAGATGGATAAAAAGTCACCTTTAGAGCAAGAAGATGATCCAGGCTATACTGGTCTTAACTTCGACCCATCCGCTAGCTACACTACAACAGGTGTTAAAATACCTGGTTTTAGAGATTTTGTTAGTTTAGAGCAGCAGAAAGCTATTAATAAAAGAATAGACGAAAGAAGGGCTAAAAAAAGAAAACAAAAAGAATTTAAAGAATTAGAAGAAGCAGGAGGAGGTAAACTTTCTCAAGAACAGTTAGATTATCAAAGATCAACAACAGATCCCGAGGCAGTAGTAAAAACACCTGGTGATGAGGAAAACGTGTTAAACATAAACACTAGTAGTAACTATGGCATTTAAGATTAACAAATCAATAGTAAGAGGTACTGGTGAGCATAAAGATCTAGTGTTTAAAATGAAAAGAAAAAAACTAGGTAATGGTATTGCTGGTGAAGCTAATAATGACGGTACAATATTTGTTAGTAAAGACATACCTAAAAATAGTCCTTTAGAAGCGGAAGTAGTTGCTCACGAAGGAGATCATATGCTACGTATGGAAACTGGTGAGTTAGGGTATGATGACAACTCTGTAACTTGGAGAGGTAATAAATATCCTAGAAAAGACGGTAAAATAAAATATAAGGGGTCATGGAAGCCCGAAGGTGATAAATCATTTCCATGGGAAAAATTAGCGTACAAAGTAGGTACGAAAGCTAAAAAAGAAGCTACAAAAAAAAATAAATAAAAATGGCAAGAAAATCAAAAGCAAAATTTAAAATGAAGGGTCACACCCTTCCTGGTATAAACCAAAAATCAGAAACACCAAATTTAAAAGATGGTAGATCACCTTCTTCTGCATTTCAAATGGAAACAAGTGGTGACAGTCCAAATAAGTTTTTAGGAGCTGGATTAATTGGTGCTGGTATTGGAGCATTAGGAAAAACTAAGTTTGGTAAAAATATAATGAACAAAGGTAAAGGATTACTAGGTGGTGTAGCTGGTAAAATATTCGGTGGTAAAGGTGGTGGAGGTGACGCTGGAGCTGCAGGAGGTCTTAAAGAAAAAATGGCTCAAAAAGTAGATGAAAAAGTAGACGAGGCAGTAGAAGGAGCTTTAGAAGAATAGTATGAGTATATTAGGTAAAATATTTTCAGGTGGAGCTACTGAATTAGTAAAAGGTGTAGGTGGTGTTATAGATACTCTACACACTTCTAAAGAAGAAAAGCTTGAAGCTGAAAGAAAAATAAAAGATATGATAATGGGTTACGAAGCTGAGATGCAAAAGCAAGTAACTGAAAGATGGAAGGTTGATATGCAATCTGATTCTTGGTTATCAAAAAATATAAGACCATTAGTTTTAATATTCTTATGTGTATCAACAGTGTTGTTAATATTTATCGATGCTGGTGTTATATCATTTGAAGTTAAAGCTTCATGGGTAGACTTATTACAATTAGTATTAATAACAGTGATCGGTGCTTACTTTGGTGGTAGATCACTAGAAAAAGTAAAAAAATAAATTATGGCAATATCACAAGATACAGCTTATGGCTTTGGTCAATTAGGATCAGTATATACTACTAACGGGCAAAATGCGATTAGCCCACCAACAGGAAAGGTTTTTGTTGCTATCACAATGTTAGCTGACACTGTTTTTGACGCATCTGGAGGTTTAGTTGCTGATACCACAAACACGGCAATTGCAGGTTTAGAGTACATAGGTACTGAAGTAGCTGCTCACAATTTAAGTGATGGTAGTGAAACCGCTATATCTGGTTCAGAAGGTTTAGTTGTAGATTCAGTTACGTTTCCAAAGGGAGTAACTATTTATGGCCGCTGGACTGAAATAGATGTTTCTTCTGGAGGTGGAATTATAGCTTATATAGGAGAATAATGTTAGGATTAGGCGCTAGTTTAGTTTACGGTGGTGGTATAGATACAGAAATAAACCACTCTATATTATTCGACGGAACTAATGACGAAATAGATTTTACTACATCTGCTTTTCAAACTGCTTTAGCTGATGGTAATTTTAAACTAACAGGTTCTGTATCTATATGGGCTAGAGTAAACACAACTGGCGCTAATGGACAAATGTGGGACTTCGCTATAGACAGTAACAATAGAATACAACTACAGTATAAGCACGGTGATGATAGTTTTACAGGGACATATAGAGCGGGTGGTGCTAACAAAATAGCAAACTATGCTCCATCGGGCACGCAAGAGGGAGATGGCAACTTTCATCATATAGTAGTTACTTGGGATAGAGCTAGTGAAAACGAACTTAAACTATATTACGATGGTAGTTTAAGAACAACTACAACATTAACAGCTACTTTAACCGGAGACTTTGATGACACTGCTGACGGTACACTTGGTCAAGATGGTGCTGGTGGTGTAGAGTTTTTAGCTGGTACATCATTTAATGGTAACGCAGACTATAATGGTTATCTTGATGACTTTGCTGTATACTCAACTGTTTTATCGTCTAGTGAAGTTACAACACTTTACAATAGTGGATCATCAAACCCAGGTAACGTTAACACCGTAGGTACAATTATAGCACATTGGCCTTTCAACGAAGGAACAGGTACTACTGTTACAGATAGAATAAACAGCTATGTAGGTACTCTTGGTGCTGGGGCTAATGCACCTACATTTAGTACTAACAACGCTGCTGGATAAAAAAATAAATAATTAAATTAAATTAAATAAAATGGCAAAAAGAAAAACACCGAAGGCTAAAAAGCCTTCAAAAATAACTAACGACGAATTAAATAAAGTACAATCAATTATTGATAACATAAACAGGGCTCAACTAGAAATAGGTAGCTTTGAAACTAAGAAACATAATCTATTACATCACGTGACAATAATGCAACAAAACTTACGTGACATGCAGTTAGGACTTGAAAAGAGTTATGGTACGGCTGATATTAATATTGAAGATGGTACTATAAATTACGAGAACAATGGCAAAATTAATTAGAAAAATTACCGTAGGTAAAGACTATAAGGAAAACGCTATGCACTACGCTGTAGGCCAAGATGTTTATGGTGGGCATACTATATCTAATATTGTTGAAGATGAAGATAAGTATTCTATATATATAAAAAAGAATAAAGACGTTTTACCTTGGAAAGACTTTAACAAGAACATGGCAATATCTGTAGAATATAATTTAGAGTACTAATGAAAGCACCTTTTGACTTTGTTATAGAGCCAAAAGGTAGTAGATATAACAATATAACTAAAGTTGGTGATAAAGATCTTATTATTAACACTGAAATATTTAATCATCAATTTGTAAATAGAGAAGCTATTGTTAAATCTGTACCTACAGCTTATAAAACAAAAATAAAACCAGGAGATACTATTATAACTCACCATAACGTTTTTAGAAGATGGCTTGATGTCAAGGGAAGAGAAAAGAACAGTAGAAGTTTTTTTAATGAAAATACTTATCTTATAAAAGAAGATCAAATATTTTTATACAAAAGAAATGACAAGTGGAAAGCTACAGATGGTTACTGTTTTGTACAACCTATAAAACAAAGAAACTCGTTAGATGTAGAGACAGAAGAACAGTGTGTAGGTATAGTTAAGTATACCGACGGTGTTAATGAGATTGGTGATCTTGTAGGATTTACACCTTTTTCAACTTACGAGTTTGTTATAGACGGTAAACGTTTATATAGAGTTATGAATAAATTTATTACAATTAAATATGAATACCAAGGAAACGAAGAAGCTTATAATCCAAGCTGGGCACAAAGCAGTTGAAGAACTTATCAATGTAGCTAGAGAAAAGATTATTACTAATACAGAAGATGATGTTTCTGCTGATAGACTGAAGAACGCTGCAGCTACTAAAAAACTAGCAATATTTGACGCGTTTGAAATACTTAACAGAATTCAAGAAGAAAATAACATCCTTGAGGGCAAAACACCTGAAAAGGCAGAGAAAAAAGTCTTTAAAGGATTCGCAGAAGGTAGATCTAAGTAATGTACAGTCAAAGTTTAGTTAAGGTCATAGAACCTGTAAAGAAAACAACAATCACACGTTTAAACCGTGGTAAAAAATGGAAATATGGATACAATAAAGAACATGATATTGTCGTTATATCAAAAACTGGTAAAATTGGTGAAATACTTGAAATCCAAAACTTGCGCATTGCTTTACCACCTGTGCCCGTGCAAGTACATGGACTGCAAGAAAATAAGTGGAAAAAAATAGATTATCCTCAAGAACTACAAAGAATTAAAAACATATTCGACTGGAGAGCTTACCCCGAAGAAAGTAAAGATCAATGGTTCGATTATATAGACGAGGAGTTTAAAAGAAGAGATGAGGGCTTTTGGTTTATGAATAACGGTAAACCAACTTGGATAACAGGCACACACTACATGTATTTACAATGGAGCAAGATTGATGTTGGGGCTCCAGATTATAGAGAAGCTAATAGACTGTTTTATATATTCTGGGAAGCTTGTAAAGCAGATAAAAGATGTTATGGTATGTGTTACCTTAAAAACAGGCGTTCTGGTTTTAGTTTTATGTCTTCAGCTGAAACAGTTAATTTAGCTACAATATCAAGTGATAGTAGATATGGTATATTATCTAAATCAGGTGCTGACGCTAAAAAAATGTTTACTGATAAAGTTGTACCAATTAGTATTAACTATCCTTTCTTTTTCAAACCGATACAAGACGGTATGGATAGACCAAAGTCAGAACTTGCTTATAGAGTACCAGCTAGTAAGTTTACAAGAAAGAAGATTACAACAAACGAACAGCTTGAAGATATTAAAGGGTTAGACACAACTATAGATTGGAAAAATACTGGTGACAATAGTTATGATGGAGAAAAACTTAATTTATTAGTTCACGATGAAAGTGGTAAGTGGGAAAGACCAGATAATATATTAAACAATTGGAGAGTTACTAAAACTTGTTTAAGGTTAGGTGCTAAAATAGTTGGTAAGTGCATGATGGGTTCAACATCAAACGCTTTAGACAAAGGTGGAGATAATTTTAAAAAACTATATAATGATTCTGACGTTACCAAGCGAAATAGAAATGGACAGACAAAATCTGGTTTATATTCTCTTTTTATTCCAATGGAGTGGAACTATGAAGGATTTATTGATGAATACGGAAGTCCAGTATTTAATAACCCAAACGATGATGTCCTCGGACCAGATGGTGAACTAATAGATATAGGAATAATAGAGCACTGGAACAACGAAGCAGAGGGTTTAAAAGGAGATCCAGATGCTTTAAATGAGTTTTACAGACAGTTTCCGCGAACTGAAGAACACGCGTTTAGAGATGAAACAAAAAATAGTATATTTAACCTAGTTAAGTTATACGAACAAATAGATTATAACGAGGGTATAGGTAGCTCCTCTGTTGTAAATACCGGTAACTTTCAATGGGTAAACGGTATTAAAGACACACAGGTTATATTTTATCCAGACCCACAGGGTAGATTTAAAATTAGCTGGACACCACCACAACACCTGCAAAATAAAATAATAGTCAAAGGTGGTATTAAATATCCAGCAAACGAACACATGGGTGCTTTCGGTTGTGACAGTTATGATATATCAGGAACAGTAGACGGTAGAGGTTCTAATGGTGCTTTGCACGGGTTAACTAAGTTTAGCATGGAAGACGCTCCACCTAATCAGTTTTTTTTAGAGTATATAGCTAGACCACAAACAGCTGAAATATTTTTTGAAGATGTGTTAATGTCGCTAGTATTTTATGGTATGCCATTACTAGCAGAAAATAATAAACCAAGGTTGTTATACTATTTAAGACGTAGAGGTTATAGAGGTTATAGTATGAATAGACCTGACAAGGTTTGGAACAAACTATCGGTAACAGAAAGAGAGATAGGCGGTATACCAAACTCAAGTGAAGATATAAAACAAGCTCATGCTGCCGCTATAGAGATGTATATACAACAGCACGTGGGTCATTTAGGCGATGGTAATTACGGTAACATGTATTTTAATAACACACTAAATGATTGGGCTAGATTTGATATAAACAAAAGAACAAAGTTTGACGCAACAATAAGTAGTGGATTAGCTGTTATGGCCTGTAATAGACATTTGTATGCTCCAAACGCAATAATAGAAAAACCAAAATTAAACATAAATATTGCTAGATATTCTAATACAGGCGGTATGTCCAAATTAATTAAAGAATAATATGAGAGGTAACTATAATTTTCCAAGCCAAGTAGTTAGCGATATAGAAAAATCATCGCAGGAGTACGGTCTAAAAGTAGCTAGAGCTATTGAGGCCGAGTGGTTTGATGGTGAAAGAAACGGTAGGAATAGATATTCTAACCATATAAATAATTTCCACAGACTAAGACTATACGCTAGAGGAGAACAATCAATACAAAAATACAAAGATGAGTTATCAATAAATGGTGACTTAAGCTATTTAAACCTAGACTGGAAACCAGTTCCAATTATACCTAAATTTGTAGATATTGTTGTAAACGGTATATCTGAAAGACAATACTCTATAAAAGCATATTCTCAAGATCCATACGGAGTAGAAAAAAGAACTGCTTATATGGAGGGAGTTTTAAAAGACATGAGAGCTAAAGAGTTTGATAAAATGGCTCAAAACTTAATGAACATGGACTTTACACAAAACAAGGGTGAAGATGTTCCAGAGACTCAAGAAGAATTAGACTTACATATGTCTTTAAATTATAAGCAGTCTGTTGAGATAGCTGAAGAACAAGCTATAAACACTTTGTTAGACGGTAACAAATATGATTTAACTAGAAGAAGATTAATATATGATTTAACTGTTTTAGGTATTGGTGCTTGTAAAACTTCTTTTAATACTTCTGAAGGTGTTACGGTTGATTACGTTGATCCAGCTAATCTAGTATACTCTTATACTGAATCACCTTATTTTGATGATTTGTATTATGTTGGAGAAGTAAAGTCAGTCCCTGTAAACGAATTGATAAAACAATTTCCAAATATATCTAACGAAGAGTTAAAAGAAATAACAGAAAATAATTATAAGCATAACTATAGATACAGTAACCGTAGAGCTTATAATGAAGAAGATAAAAATAAAATAGACGTATTGTACTTTAACTATAAAACTTTCAATCACGAAGTGTACAAGTTAAAAGAAACATCTGTTGGGCTACAAAAACTTATAGAAAAAGACGATAGCTTTAACCCACCCGTAGGTGAGAATTTAGCGTTTGAAAGACTAGGTAGAAAGATAGAGTGTTTATACGAGGGTGTGTTAATATTAGGCACTGGTAAATTACTTAAATGGAGTAAGGCTAAAAACATGATGCGTCCTAAAAGTGATTTTACTAAAGTAACAATGAACTATTCTATATGTGCACCACGTATGTATGAGGGTAGGATAGAAAGTTTAGTTAGTAGAATAACTGGGTTTGCAGATATGATACAGCTAACACACTTGAAACTACAGCAAGTAATGTCACGTATGATACCTGATGGTATTTATTTAGATGCTGATGGTTTGGCAGAGATAGATTTAGGTAACGGAACAAACTATAATCCACAAGAAGCCTTAAACATGTTCTTCCAAACTGGTAGTATAATTGGTAGATCGCAAACAATAGATGGTGCTCCTAATCCAGGTAAAATACCTATTCAAGAAATACAGTCAGGTGGTGGTGCTAAAATGCAAAGTTTAATTGGTACATACAATTATTACTTGCAAATGATTAGAGATACTACCGGGTTGAACGAGGCTAGAGATGCGGCTACACCAGATCCAAAGGCTTTAGTCGGTGTACAGAAGTTAGCAGCTGCAAATAGTAATACAGCTACTAGACACATATTACAAGGTGGAGCGTTTTTAACACAAGAGATATGTGAGCAAATATCTTTAAGAATATCAGATATATTAGAATATTCTCCAACCGCAAATGCTTTTATACAAGCTATAGGTTCTCATAATGTAGCTACGTTACAAGAAATGAAAAACTTACATCTATATGACTTTGGTATATTTTTAGAGTTAGCACCAGATGAAGAAGAAAAGCAGTTGTTAGAAAACAATATACAAACAGCCTTGTCTCAACAAACAATAGACTTAGAAGATGTAATTGATTTAAGAGAAATAAAAAATATAAAACTTGCAAATCAACTTTTAAAAATACGTAGAAAAAAGAAAATGCAAAAAGACCAGCAAATGCAACAGCAAAATATGCAAGCGCAAGCCGAGTCTAATGCACAGCAACAACAAGCAGCGGCCCAAGCTGAAATGCAAAAATCTAAAGCGGCTTTAGAAAACGAAATGATGTTTGAAGCTAAAAAATCAGAGTTGGCAACTGCTAAATTAAAAGCTGAAGCTGATATGAAGAAGATGCTAATGGACCACGAGTTTGAGTTGAACATACGTATGAAGAAAATGGAGATGGAACAAATGCAAGAAAAAGATCTTTCAAAAGAAACGTTAAAAGGTCAAAACCAAGTTAAAACACAACAAGTAAAAAATCAAGCAGAAAAAGCAAAAGGCTTTGAGTCTTCTGGTAATGATGTACTTGGTGGTGGTATGAGGCTAGGTGCTTTTGACCCTCAATAAAAATTATTAATTATTATTATATTATATTATGGCAAAAAAAGAAAACAAGGCTGAAGAGCCAAAGGTAGATAATACCGTAGAAAAAATTAAAGTTAAAAGAAAACCTAAAAAGTTTTCAGATGTTAATGAGACTATAAAAGTTGATTTAACTAAAAAACCAGAAGTCAAAGAAGAGGTAACAAAAGTTGATTTAGCTGAGAAACCAGAGGTTAAAGAAGAAACACCAGTTGTTGAAGCTGTAGAAGAAGTAAAAGAAACTCCTGTTAAAGAAGAAGTAAAAGAAACTCCTATTGTAGAAGAGATTACTAATGAAGAAAAAACAGAAGTTACACCTACACCAACACCTGTAAAACAAGAAATAAAACAACCAGAGTTACCAGAGAATATACAGAAGTTAATGAGCTTCATGGAAGAGACTGGTGGTGATCTAAACGACTATGTACAACTTAATAGAGATTACTCTGATATGGATAATCATACTTTATTAAGAGAGTATTACAAACAAACTAAACCTCATCTTCAACCAGATGAAATTGATTTCATGATGAATGATCAATTTTCTTATGACGAAGAAGAAGATGAGACAGATATAAAAAGAAAAAAACTAGCGTTAAAAGAGCAAGTTGCCAACGCTAAAACTCAACTGGAAGAGTATAAATCCAAATACTATGAAGATATTAAGGCTGGAAGTAAATTAACAAACGAACAACAGAAAGCTATTGATTTCTTTAATAGATACAACAAAGAGTCTGAGCAAAAAGAAAAAGCTCGTTTGCAGGCAAAAACTACTTTCCAAAACAAAACAGACCAATTATTTAGTGACGAGTTCAAAGGTTTTGAATATAATGTCGGAGACAAAAGATATAGGTTTAATGTTAAGGATGTTAGTGAAGTAAAAGAAAACCAAAGTAATATGGATAATTTTATCAAGAAGTTCTTGAATGAAAACAACCAAATTGAAGACGCTGCTGGTTATCATAAATCAATGTTTACTGCGAACAATGCTGACGCTATAGCTAAGCACTTCTACGAACAAGGTAAAGCTGATGCTTTAAAAGACAGCATGGCTAAATCTAAAAACATCGATATGTCACCTAGAGGTTCACACGGAGACGATACGAATAGTGGAGGTTTAAAGTTTAAAGTGTTAAATGATAGCTCGGCCCCTACGTTTAAATTTAAAAAAAAATAAGTATTAATTAAAAAACAAAATTAAAAAATGGCAATTACAAGTGCAACGGGGATAGATGCTGCCCCAAGAAAACAAACGTTGTCGACTAACTATGTAGACTTTACATCGTCTGCTACTGAAGGTTGGGCGCAACAATATTTACCAGATCTTATGGAAAAAGAAGCTGAGATTTATGGTAAGAGAACTATCGCGGGTTTCTTAGCTCAAGTTGGAGCTGAAGAGCCTTCTGCTGCTGATAGAGTTATATGGTCAGAGCAAGGTAGATTACATTTAGCTTATACAGCGGTTTACAAAGATTCTAACAATGTTTACACAATTCAAAATGATATTGACGGAAATTCTGTTGGTTCAGATCACGGTGTTAGAGTTGGTGACATGGTTGTTATGTCTAATCCAAACGCTACAGCAAAAGGTTATGTTTCTGCTGTGTCTGGTGCTGATATAACTGTATTAGCTTACGCTGACGCAAACATGGTTGATGCTGACGCGTTAAATTCAACTTCAACGAGTTTAGCTACTAGAGTTTTAGTTATTGGTTCTGAGTTTGAAAAAGGAACTGATGGTAGATCTTCTGCTAACTCTCCAAAGTTTAAGTCACACTCAAACAAGCATATCATCATGAAAGATTACTACGAAGTATCTGGATCTGATGCTACTTCTATTGGTTGGGTAGAAATATCTGGAGAAGAAGGGCAAAACGGTTACTTATGGTATTTAAAAGCTGAAGGTGACACAAGAGCTAGATTTGCTGATTACTTAGAAATGACTATGTTAGAAGCTGAAACTGCTCACGCTGACGCTGGAGCTATTGGTGGTACTGACGGAGGTGCTTTACAAGATGGTACACAAGGTTTATTCCAAGCTATTACTACAAGAGGTCATCAAACTACTGGTGTTACTGGTGTTAATGCCGCTACTGATTTAGCTGAGTTTGATGCTATATTAGCTGTATTTGATGCAAATGGAGCTATTGAAGAAAACATGTTATTTGTTAATAGAGCTACGTCTCTAGCTATGGACGACATGTTAGCTTCTATGAACTCTTATGGAGCTGGTGGTACTTCTTACGGAGTGTTCGACAACGAAGAAGATATGGCTTTAAATTTAGGTTTCTCTGGATTCAGAAGAGGTTCTTATGACTTCTACAAGTCTGACTTTAAATACCTAAATGACAAAGGAACAAGAGGAGGTTTAAATGACACTGTTAACGCGATTAGAGGTGTTGTTATTCCTGCTGGTGTATCTTCGGTTTATGACGAGCAATTAGGTAAAAACCTTAAGCGTCCATTCTTACACGTAAGATACAGACAATCTGAAACTGAGTCTAGAAAGATGAAGTCTTGGGTTACTGGTTCTGTTGGAGCTGCTACATCTGGAAAAGACGTTATGGAGGTTCACTACTTAACTGAGAGATGTTTAATTACACAAGGAGCTAATAACTTCATGTTAATGAACTAATCATTTATATTAAGGATCGAGGCTTCGGCCTCGACCCTTTATTTTATTAATTTTATTATATATTATATTATGGCAAAAAAGAAAAAAGTAGAGGTTGAAGAACCTCAAGTAGAAACAGTTGTTGAAACTGTTGTTAAAAAAGAAATAAAAAACAATAGCCCAGAAGCTAATTGGGTTATGAAAGACAGAATGTATTATTTACTTGGTAATAAATCACCTCTTACCTATTTAATTAGAGGTAGTAATATTTATTATTTTGACGAGGAAAAAGGTTACGAAAGAGAATTAAAATACACTAAAAACCAAAGAACACCTTTTGTTGATGAAATGAAAGGTGAACAAAGATTAGAACATATAATTTTTCAAAACGGGTCTTTGTTTGTTCCTAAAGAAAAGACAGTTTTACAAAAGTTATTATCTTTATATCACCCTCATAGAGACAAGCTTTTTATAGAGCACAAGCCTGCTGAGATAGCCAAAAGCCAAATCGACTGGTTAGAATTAGAGGTAGAAGCTCTTACAGCAGCTAGAGATTTAGATATTGATTTAGCAGAAGCTGTCATGAGAGTAGAAATTGGTTCTAAGGTATCAGAGATGAGTTCTAAGGAAATTAGAAGAGATTTATTACTATTTGCTAAAAGAAACCCTCAATTGTTCTTAGAGTTAGTAACTGATGAAAATGTACATCTTAGAAATATAGGTATAAAAGCAAGGGAGCAAGGTATTATAAAGTTATCACAAGATCAAAGAACCTTTACATGGGCTTCAACTGATAGAAAACTTATGACAGTTCCTTTTGAAGAGCACCCATACACTGCTTTAGCTCATTGGTTTAAAACTGATGAAGGTATGGAAATATATGCAAATATAGAAAAAAGATTAAATTAATCAAACTGTAGAGCGGTCGCCCTACGGGGCGATCGTAACTACAATAAAAAAATATTATGGTAAACGTAGATACAGTATATCAAAAAGTATTAATAATAGCTAACAAAGAACAAAGAGGTTATATAACTCCTTTAGAGTTTAACTTATTAGCAAGTCAAGCTCAAATGGAGATATTCAACAATTATTTCGTTGAGATGTCTCAGTTAAAAGCTATACCTGGTAATGAGTCTGAATATTCTGATGCTATAAAAACATTAAACGAAAAAATTAGTATATTTAAGAAAAAATCAACTTCACTAAATTTTACTAATAATTTTTTTAAATATCCAAGTGATCTTTATAAATTAGGAACTGTTTATTTTGCTTCTACAGGTCTTTTGACTGATGGCGTAGAAGTACAAGAAATAACAGACGATGAACTATTAGATTACCATAACTCACCACTAACATCACCAACAACTAAAAGACCTATATACATACGTAGAGAAGATGATATTAAAGTTTTTCCAAGTACAATTAATTCTGGAATAACTTGTAGTTATATTAGAAAACCTGTTAAGCCAGAGTGGGGTTATGTAGTTGTAAACGAACAAGCGTTATATAATTCAAACTCAGCAACAAATTTTGAGTTACACGCTTCAGAAGAAACAACTTTAGTATTAAAAATATTAGGACTAGCTGGTATAGTAATGCAAAAACAAGACATAGCAGCAATAGGACAACAAGCATAAAAATAAATAAATGGGATTACTAGACAATCAAACAGAACATAGTTATTATAACAGTAACAACTTTGGTGGCTATCAATTTATATCGTTAGACCATATAATAAACAACTTTATGATTGCTTATGTTGGAGAGGGTAAAATAATATCTAAAATAAAAAGAACTGACGTAGCATTTCACGCGCAAAGAGCTATACAAGAGTTGAGTTACGATACTTTTAAATCTACAAAGTCTCAAGAAATAGAAATACCACCTTCGTTAACAATGTTGTTACCTCAAGATTATGTTAACTACGTGAAGCTTACTTGGGTTGACTCTCTTGGTATAGAACATATTATTTATCCTACTAGTAAAACATCTAATCCAAAAGCCATAAAACAAAACGCAGACGGTAGTTATGTTTTTACAAACGACATTAATTTAGCAGAGCAAACAGAAGGAAACTCAACAGCTGAAACACATGAGACACTATCATTTCCAAGTAGTAACACTATATCTTTAAACGATGCTAACGGTAATATAGTGTCTGATATATCGACTGTTTTGTCTTTAGGCATGGAGTTACATGGTTCTGATGCCAACGGTAATGATATACCTCCTGGTATACATATAACAGCTTTTGACAGCGCGCAAACACAGGTAGCTTATATAAGTAATACAATACCTGGTGGTACTTATGATGTTACATTTACTAAAGGTCAAAGTTCAAATACTTGGGAAAGTTTTAAATCAGCTACGTCTATAAACGAAGACGATGACTATAAAGATGATACTTATTGGCCTAGTTTAGGCGGTAGGTATGGTATAGACCCAGCTCATGCTCAAATAAACGGATCGTTTTATATAGATGAGTTAAAAGGAAAAATACATTTTTCATCTAATATTTCAGGAAAAACTGTGATACTAAAATATATAAGCGATGGACTAGGTACTGACGAAGAAATGATAGTACACAAATTTGCTGAAGAAGCTATGTATAAATCTATAGCTTATGCTATATTGTCAACCACTATAGCTGGACAGCCTTTAGCACCTAGTTTTCAACAACAAAAATCTGCGGCTATAAGAACTGCTAAACTAAGATTATCAAATTTAAAAATAGAAGAGCTTACTCAAATAATGAGGGGTAAAGCTAAGTTTATAAAACACTAGAATATGCCAGAATTGAAACGTGGTTTCGGTGCTGCTAAAATGAATAAGGATGCGGACGAAAGAACAATTCCTAATGGCGAGTACAGAGAAGCTTTAAATATACAAATAACTACTTCTGACGAATCTGACGTTGGTACATTGCAAACTTTATTAGGTAACACTAAAATAGAGTTTAACACATTAACAACGTTACAACTGTCTACTAATGCTAAGTGCGTAGGATCTGTTGCAGACGAACAAAAAAATAGAATATTTTACTACGTAAAAGACAGTCAAAATTTCACTGATTATATATTTCAATATAACCTAAACGACAATCAAATAGTACCTATAGTCGTCGATAAATATAGAGTTACCGTACAAGTTAGTACAATCAACTCTGGCACCACTGGAACTGTTAGAAGTTTTATAATATCAGACCTAGGTAATTCTTTAGAAAATATAACTAACGTTAGACCTGGCATGAAAATAATACAAGCTAGTTTTGACAATGGTAACTCTCCTGTGTCCGCTTCTAATAATATAAAAGTTATAAGTTTAAAAAATTTTGGAACTAACGAATGGGAAGTTTTGTTAGATGATTTTTCTGATTCAGGATTATTTTTTAACACAGTTTCTCAAACGCAAGGGCAAATAATTTTAGAAGCTCCAAAAGCTTTAAATTTACCAGATAAATTAATAACAGGTATAAACATATTAGATGACACTTTATTTTGGACAGACGGTAAATCAGAACCTAAATATATAGACGTGTCACGTGTTCAAACTCGTTTTTCTGGAGAAATACATACTAAGTACGTAGTAAAAGACGAGTACAACAATATAATAATGGATAGTGTTAACAAAATAGATTTTAGAGAAAATCCAGACTACATAAAAGAAGAGCACTTGACCGTTATTAAAAAATCCCCTTTATATCCCCCAACTTTATTACTAAGTAATACTTCAGACTTTAGGTTTGATTCTGCAGGTAGTTCTACACTTACAGGTACTATAAACGATGTATTCGTAGATAACAACGACGATCCTTTAGAAGCGGGTACGATAAAGACTGTTTTATTTGATCAACCAATACCTGATTATGAGGTTGGTGATGTTTTAATACTTAGAAGAGAAACTAGTTTTGAAGAAGGGGATTTAGACGACTTTGAAATAATAGTAGAATTGTTAGAGTTTAACTCTACTGCCGCAACAGGTAAAATTAAAATAAACTTTATAAAAGACCTAACAGGACATACATTTACCGTACCTCAAGTTTTTAATGTTATGATACAACAAGAAAAACCTTTGTACGAATTTAAGTTTCCTAGGTTTGCTTTTAGATACAAGTACCAAAACTCACAATACTCTCCACTTTCACCATTTTCAGAACCAGCATTTTTACCAGGAACATTTAGCTATAATCCAAAAGAAGGTTTTAACTTAGGTATGGTTAACAACTTAAGATCTCTTTACGTTATGGATTTTGTACCAGACGAAGACACTTTACCTAAAGACGTTATTGAAATAGATATTGTTTATAAAGAATCTGACACGAATAATATATACGTAGTAAAAACTATAGAATATGGTACGCCTGAATGGATCGCTCGAGGTTCAGATATTAATACTAAAGCTAGTGCTTTTGCTAGAACAAAAGGAGCTTTATTAATAACTTCAGAAATGGTTAAATCAGCTATTGAGTCAAATCAAATACTAAGACCTTGGGACAATGTTCCTAGATCTGCTAAAGCACAAGAGATAGTAGGTAATAGACTTGTGTACGCTAACTATTTACAAAACTATAATTTAAGATAATATGCCAGTATCAAACTCAAAAGTAAATATAACAGCAAATGTACAAGCTGTTGATAAATCTACAAACATAGCTGAAAAGTCTTTGAAGTCACAAAGAACTTATCAGGTTGGCGTAGTATTCAAAGATATATATGGTAGAGAAACACCTGTGTTTACAGATAAAGCTGGTACGTTTACAGTGCCAAAAGCAATGTGTAATAAGGTAAACTCCGTAACAACTACTTTAAATAGCCAGGTACCTTCATGGGTTGACACTTATAAGTTTTTTGTTAAAGAGACTTCTAATGAATATTACAATGCTTGTATGGATAGATGGTATGACTCTGAAGATGGTAATCTTTGGTTAAGTTTTCCATCAGCTGAAAGAAATAAAATACAAGAAGAAGGTTTTATAATACTAAAGAAACAAGCTTCTAGTCAAGACGCTGTTATTGAAGAAGCTAGATACAAAGTAATAGATATAAAAAACGAAGCGCCTGAAGATATAAAAACATATTATGAGTTATACGGTAACGATCAGGTTACTGTAAAAGCATCTGGTGCTATAGCTGGTACTAAAACTATAACTTTCACAGGGGGTGCAGGGGGTAACGATTGGGAAGATTCAGTGTTTTTTGATGATATTGTAGCGGACACTTCTAATGGAGCTGGTACTTCTGAGTCTGGTTTTATAGGTTGGCCTTTAGATAGTGTTGCTATAAAATTACAAAACGCAAGTGGTACTAATACGGGTTGGATGGACGTTGCTAACATATACAAAGACAGTAGTGATTACAAAGTAGAGTTATCAAGACCAATGCAGGGTAACTCTGTAGACGGTGGTATAATTGACGAGATAATACTTGATTCATCTTCTAATTCTGACGTTACAGTTAAAATAGCTAAAAAAGTAGTTAAAAATAAAAAAGAATTTGATGGTAAGTTTTTTGTTAAGATAGCTAGAGACGCTGTTTTAGAAGAAAAAGTTAGAGAAGTTGGAACAACAAATGTTAACTTTTCGGTTGACGCTCAAGTAAAACAATATTCATTTACACAAAGTTCTGCTGATAGTACTCAATCATTTTGGCAAAGCGTTGGGGAAACTTGGTTTATAGATGACGCTAGTAGGGCTAATGTTGGTACAGGTGCCGCTATTAATTATAATGGGCCTTACGATAGGGACAATGGGTTTGGTATAAGAGGAGATGAAACAGGCGCTAGAAGTGGTGACTCACAGTCTAGCCTACGTTGCACCATGGAGTTAACTTTAAATAACATAAATGATACTAATAAAGACGGCTACGATATAAGTAATAACAGTTCTGAAAACCAAACGTTTTACGAAAAGATACAGAAAAAAGGAACTTTATTTAGATGGAAAGAAGACCCGTACCAACACGTGTACAGAGTTGTTAGTTGTAAAAACAGCCAAGACTACAATGGCTCCAACCAAGGACCACCCAATCACAGTTATAAAAAAGGTATATTAAATTTTTCTTCTTACAAACATAGAAGAAAAGACCCTGAAAATAAATGTATTAGATTATATTTAACTTTTGTAACCGCTGGCTACAGGCTTGCAAGTGTACAATCTGGTGGTGTTTTTGGGGGAACTTATGAGACACACGACGCTGGATTAAGACCTTTTAGATTTCAAAATCAATACACTCCTCCTACAGGTGACTGGGAACCTGTAGACAGAGGTTACGGTCAATACACAAGTTCTACTCCAGCAGATGCTACTGGTGATATTAATCAAAACACAGCGTCATTTAATGACAATGCAAGCAAGCATAATACAATACAGATAGTCAAGCTAGAGTCTGGTGGAGATGAAGAGCCTGTTTTTACTGATGAACCAGCAATATGGGAAACAGAACCTAGAGAAGATGTAGGTTTAGATATATACTACGAAGCTAGTCAAGCTTATCCTGCTAAGTTGACAGATCAAACAAACGAGCTGTTTGCACCTTACGGTTGCACTGTAACCTGTGTAGATGTTATAAACAATAAAACTTTCTTTTTACCAGAAGGAACACAACTGTACGACTGGGCACCAAACGGTAATGGTGGTAACACTTTGTTGTTAACCGCTAGGGCAGATGAAGTTGGTATACTTGACAAATCCGTTGCTACAAATAACTCTAACTATCTAACAACATTAACAGGTGGTCAGCACGAGGTTAACGGAGTAAATATTGATCCTGCTAATACCTCAAATACTTTATTTTTTGACTTACAAAACAGTCTTAGAGGTTTAGAGTTAAGATTTACAAGACAAGACGGTAGCTATACAACTGCTAATATAGCAGAGTTTTCTGTATGGTCACCAAATAACCAAAACTTTAATCCAAACATACCTGTTTTTAATTCAGCTTTTAATAACAATCGTATTAAAATTACTTTAAAAAGAAATTTAGGTAACAATACTGTAAGACTACCTTATTTTAATTGTTACTCGTTTGGTAACGGTGTAGAGTCTGATAGAATAAGAGATGATTTTAATCAAGTTAGAATAGGCAAAGGTGTCAAGGCTTCTACTGTACCACCTGTGCCTTACAAAGAAGAAAGCAAAACTAATGGCTTAATATATTCAGGTATATGGAACTCTAACAATGGTATCAATAGATTAAACCAGTTTATTGCCGCTGAAAAAATAACCAAAGATGTTTCGCCTACTTATGGTAGTATACAAAAAATAAAAGCTAGAGATACTGACTTAGTTACTTTTTGTGAGGATAAAATATTAAAGATACAAGCATATAAAGATGCTTTGTATAGTGCTGACGGTAAGCCACAATTAATAGCGTCTAACAATGTATTAGGTGATGTAAGTTCTTTCGCTGGTGAATTTGGTATATCTACAAATCCAGAGTCTTACGCTGAAGATGGATTTAGAATGTATTGTACAGATAAACAAAGAGGTGAAGTGTTAAGAATATCAATGGACGGTATTACACCTATATCTAACGTGGGTATGGACGATTACTTTGGTGATAATTTGAAACTAAATCAAGAGTTGATAGGTAGTTTTGATGATAGAAAAGATGAATACAACATATCACTGCAAGATACAAGTGGTGATAAAATAACGGTTTCTTTTAGCGAAAAAGCAAAAGGCTGGACTAGTTTTAAATCTTTTATACCAGAAGATGGTGTAAGTATAAACAACAATTATTATACGTTTAAAAATGGTATGCCTTATATACACCACACAAACGAAATACGAAATAATTTTTACGATGTACAGTATGATTCTTATTTAGACTTAGTTTTTAACGAGATGCCTAACGTTGTTAAAAACTTTACTTATATGGTTTATGAAGGTACTCAATCTAAGATAACGCAAAACTTAGGACATACAGACGCAAACGGAGTGTTTTATCCAGATAATGAGTATTACAACAATATCGCAAAAGATGGTTGGTATATAGAAAATGGGTTTACTGATTTACAAGAGGCTGGAAGTATGGAGTTTAAAGACAAAGAAGGTAAATGGTTTTCTTATATGAAAGGTACTTCAGTAAAAGATATTAGCGATTTAAACAGTAAAGAAATAACGTTTCAAGGTATAGCTACTTTTGATAGCATAAGAACAGAACCAGACGTAGATCCAGGAAACGATATTTTTGGATGTACTGATCCAACAGCTCTAAATTACGATCCTTTAGCTACAGCTGACGATGGCAGTTGTGTATTACCTGTACATGGATGTACAAATCCTAATGCTACTAACTACAATCCTAATGCTAATGTAGATGATGGAAGTTGTATAATACCACCACCTGCTCCTACTACGTTTACGATAACGTTTAACGAAATAGGAGACGAAGACTAAAAAAAAATAATATGAATATATATACAACAAACTCAATAACTACAGTTGACATAGATATTAACACTGGTATTTTAGACCAACCAAATATTTTTCCTCCGTTAAGTAATTATTTTTTAACAATTACACCTAACGTAGGAGAAGATATAGCTGCTAAATTTTTTAGATGTGGACCTGGTACTATACCGTTAGAATTAGCTATGCAAGGAGACCCAGATAGTCACACGCAGTTTCCCTCTAAATTTGAATGGAGAATGCCCTCAAATGTAATTAACCAACCTGTGGCTTACCACAAAATAGTTTTACAAGACTCTGAAAATCCAACTAATGATCCTAATTTTACAGGAGGTGGTACTAATCAAGTTTATGTTTGGATATATTTTGGTAGTCCTATTTTAACGACAACTACAGCTCTTGAACCATTTATATGGACACAAACGTCAAACCATTTAACAAGTGTTGACATAGATTATGATCCTGATCCTTTAACTTTAAATGATGTTTTACAACCAGGATCTGTAGGATCTTCTACTTCTGTAGGTACTATTAACACTATAACTATATAACATGGCTACAACTACAACTATATCAAGAGAGGGTCAAACTAAAACTATTAAAATAACAGGCGTACCTAATACTATGTTTGAGTTTTATGTAAAACAAGGTTCTAATTATTATAATTTTAATACCGAAAGTTTTACTTCTAGTATAAGTATACTTAAAAAACAAACAATACCAGCTAAAGGTTTATACACTGTAGATGTTGTTATACCAACAGTAACTTCTGACACTAAATATGATTTTTTTATAACACCTATAGGTGGTGCTAAATTAAACATAGAAACTACTGCTGATTTAAAAATAGGTACATTGTACCAAAAAGGCACTGCTACATTAACGGTTACAACAACTGACGATACAACTCTTAGTATAGCTAGTGCTTTAACAGGTGGCACAGCTACAACTGCTGGAGCAACAGTTTCTCAATCAGGAGCTATAACAGAAGCTAGTGGTAATCTTGTTTATTTACATAGTATACCAACTTGGAACTCATCAACAGGTGGTGCTTGGACAAACAGTAGAAAAGTTACACAAACTATAGTTCATGGTCATGGAACCGTGTGGCACGTAGAAGATGGAACTAATATAACCACAGGGCTATCTGTTACTGGCGTGGGTATAATAGACGAAATAACAGTGTCAGCTATTAGTGGTAATAAAGTAACTTTATCTGCTGCTCAAAATTTAAAACCAGGACAAGAATTAGTTTTTACACCTAGCCAATGGGAGTTTTCGTCTATATTTGCTAAGGCAAATCCAAATGAAAGACAGTCTGGAACAACTTCTATTTCATTTACAAACGAGGTTAACGTCGCAAAGGTAGGTATAGCTAATTTAACTGTAGAGCTTGATGTAGACGAGTATGTTAGTATAAAGCCGAACGCTTTTCCGGTAAATGTTAATTGTCCGGTTGGTACTACTATTGAAATAGACTGTAAAGCAGAGTGTACTAATTTTTTTAATAAGCTAGGTGATTTAGACCAAAACACTAAAACTTTTAAAGTTCAATCTATTCCAGCTCACGCTACTTCTAGCGCAGCTATAAGGATGGCTGATACCTCTATAATAGGAACAATATCAAAAGCAGCAGACGAAGCGTTTGGTAGTGCTGGCGTTGGTATAATAGAGTATACTCCCCATGCAAGTATGATACCAGGAGACACAGATGTTTTTTATTACAAAACAGTAGATGCCCAGTCATCACCACAAACAAGTTCATTAACACAAGGTAAAGTAACCGTAACAATAGTATAATATGCCAGTAACTACATTAACATTTTCTAATGACATAAACGTTTCAGTACAGATAGGTGATATAATTTACTACGCACCATCTAGTACAGTAAGTGTTCCACACCAAGAATTAGTAGGTAATATAATTCAATTTGGTGTAGTAACTGATATTGATAACAACGATATAATAGTTACGCACGCATCAAACGTAAACCCACCTGGAGCAAACGATTTCATTATGTTTGCTAAAGACAGATCTGTTAACATGTCTAGTCTTTTAGGTTACTTTGCGGAGTTTAGAATTAGAAACAACTCAACAAGTAAGTCAGAAATGTACAGTTTGTCCGTGGACGTCACGGAGAGTAGTAAATAATTTTAAAAAAGTGTGACTATATAGGTGAAATATAATTTAATCTATGGAGTTAAAAACAAGAGAGCATATAGAAGAACTACAAAAGTTTTTAATATCTATTGCTGACAATGAAAATATAATAGCAGACGGCGGTAATATAGTTTATCGTGAAAAGTTTAAATACAAACATACCTTTGCAGATGGTATTTACGTTAGAGAAATGACCATTGAAAAAGACGAAGTAATAATTGGAGCCATACATAAACACTTACATGTGTGGTTTTTATTATCTGGAAACATAACTGTTTTAACAGAGGGTAAATTAAAAGAATATCAGGCACCATGTACTGTCTTATCTGAACCAGGAGTCAAAAGAGTTATATATGGAAATGAAGAATCTGTGTTTGTTAACGTACATAAAAATCCAACTAACACGCAAGATATTAAAGAACTAGAAGAACAAATAGTAGCTTTAAATTACAATGAATATGAAGAATACATTAAAAAATAATACATTATGAGTTTTGCAGTAGTAGCAGTAGCAGGTGCGGTATTAGGCGCCGGTAAAATGATAAAAGGTGGTATAGATAAGTCTAAGGCTAGAAAAAGACAGAACGCCGCTAAAGAACAGTTAGAAGCACAGATGGATGAGTACATGAATCAAGAAGTTAAAAATCCTTATGAAGGTATGGAAAACATGTCTGAAGACCTTACTGTTGATACAAAGGCAGCTGAGTTTGCAGCGCAAAAATCTGAACAAGCTAGAGCAGACACAATGGGTAGTTTAGCGGCTTCCGCAGGTTCTAGTGGTATAGCAGCTTTAGCACAGTCTATGGCTAACCAAGCTACACAAGAAGCACAGGCGGCATCACAGTCTATAGCTAGTCAAGAACAAGCTAATCAAGCAGCAGAAAGAGCTGAAGCTGGTAATATACAAGAAAAAATGAGACAAGGTGAAATAATGGTTCAAAATATTAAAGACCAGAAAATGGGTACTAGAATGGGTATGACACAACAAGAGATGGCAGCTGAACAACAAAACATGGCTGATGCAGATGCTTTGATGGCCAGTGGTATGAGCGACATAGGCTCTGCTGTCGGTGGAATGGATTTTGGAAAAGAATAAATAAAATATAAAAAATGGCAGAAGATAATTACACTCCAAGACTTACAGGCATAGGTGCTAGCACGCAACAACAGTTGTTAACAGGTGCTTATAATATAGCTAGAGCTAACGCCCCTAGATATGACACTTTAAATTTAATAGGACAAGGTATTGAGTCTTTTTCTAAAGAAGTAGAAAACCGTAGAGCTGATAATAAAGCAAAGAAAGATTTAATTATTGGTAAGATAGATGGTATAGTAGACGGCATATACGAAAAAGGTGGTAGTATGCCACAGGGATATTATGACCAAGCTTATGACTATGCTAATCAATTAAGGGAAGAATACATACTAGCTGAAGAATCAGGAGATAAAAAAAGAGCTGCTCAAATAAGAGGGCAGCTAAATACATTTTCTACCTCTGTACAAACTACTAAAAAATCTTTAGAACAATATGGTGAAACTTGGAGAGAAGATGCTTTGATACCTAAAGAAAACATGACGCCAGGTCAATTAAATGTATTAAATTCTTTTACAGAAGGAAATGCTGTTTTAATTGATGGTGTTTTTCAATGGAAAAATAATAATTACGATCCAAATAATCCTAACTCAAAAGAATATTTTACAGAAAAAGATCTTGACAAAGCGCTTCCACTTAGAGACGACATAACAAAAGAAGCGTATTTAAAAAACAATAACGCGGTGTTAGAAAATAGAGAAAAATGGTTAAATGGCGAAGGTGGTGATTTTGATTACAGATCAAATTACAATAAGAATATGAAGCTTATAGACAACTCTATTCAAACAAACGGTATACAATCTTTATTATATGATGATGTAACAGGCCAGGGGTCTTTTGCTAGCACTTTTGAAGGTGACACACCACATCCTGATTATACAAACTTCTTTGAAAACATGATGACTGAAGACGGTTTGAAAAATGTTAAAGCAATAGGTCTTTACGATAATTCAGGAGATGGTATTATTGGTTACGAAGATTTTATTGATATGAGTGTTATACCTGGTTATTCTGAGATGGATACAGATGGTACGCCTGGTATATCTAATGCTGAGTTAATAGCGGCAATTGAAAAAGATCCTAGTCTAGAAGATAAATTAAAAGACTTAGTTGCACCAAAAATAAAAGACGCTTTATTAAACATAGATAACCCTAGCTACGACGAAAACACAACAAAAAAATTGTTAAATGATTTTTTAACTAACAGACAGCGTCAAATGTTTTATGGTGGTGATTCTGAAACTTATAAAACTTTAGTTCCAAATCCTGGCGGTAGAAGTGCTGATAGTGAAAATTATTACAGAAAAGGTAAGCTTTATATCAACGGAGAAGAAATAACATCTTTAGAACAGTACACGAAAATGGGTGGTAGTTATACACACTTAAAAGACCAAGGTTATATTTGGGATGATAACGATGGCAAGTGGAAACAAACTAAATCATTTACCAAACCGAGTAAAGTAAAATATTAAAATTAAATAAATGAGTACAGAGTTTTTATATAGCGGACTGGTTGAAGACAATCTTACCGATAGATCTTTTGAAGATTTTAAAAATCATTATTCTAATGAAGGTAATCAAAAATATCTTTACAATGGACTTATTGGAGATGGTAGTTTTAAAGGTAGTTTTCAAGACTTTAAAAATAAATATTTTCCTGGCACGGTAAGTACTCAGCCACAAACAACAACTTCATCACGTAAAAAATCAACTAAAACAAAACAACCAGAACAACCAGAACAACAAGAACCTACTTTTGTAAATGAAGATTTTTGGAAAACACAAAAGTACGCTAGAGAAGACTACATACGTAAAGATGGTAAATGGTACTACAAAAATCCAAAAAGCGGTAAAGAAGTAGAAATATCTAAAATATCACCAAATCAAAAGCAAGCAAACTCTGGAACTATACAACGTTACGAGGAACTTGAAAAAGAACGTAAAGCAGAGCTTGAATATAAAAAATCTAAATTAGAATTAGAGCAAGAGGTATTAAGTGGAAAAGAAAACAAAACAGAAGAAGATATACAAAAACAATTAGAGCTTGAAAATCAATTAAATTCATTAGATCAACAATCTACTTCGGATGAAAACAAAAAGCTTTTAGAAAACAAAAAGCTAGGTAGTATAAAAATGCGTGAAGTAACAAAAGATATTACCGAACTAGATGACGAAGACTCAATAGCTTTGTTAAACAAACAGTACGCTGAATACGGTTTTACTTTTAGAGTTGATGAAGATTTTGAAGATAAAGTACTTGTAACTTCTATATACAATGAAAATGGAGAGTTAAAGCAAACGCAAGAGTACTTTACTTTTGACCAAGGGTTTTTCATGGATGATGACGAGGCTAATAGTGCAGAAGCAAAACGTATGGATAATTGGATGCGTAGCCGTGCTGTTAAAGGTACAAGTGCAAAAACGTTGCAAAGCACCTTTGCTGAAGATAAAACAGATGAACAAAGAAAAGAAGAGGGTAGTAATAGCATAAGTAAAAATATTAGAGACGATGAAACTACGAAGTATATAAATAACAATAGAAGTAACATACCTTTTAAACTTAGTGATTTTGACAAAGATAATTTACCAGAAGGTCTTGAAAAAATAGTAAATGATTATTGGGATGGTGATATAGATGCTTTGCTAGAATATATGTATGGTCATAAGTATACCTCTACAATAGTAGAAGGTAAGAGTAGTATGCCTGTTAAAGATAGAAGTGATAAATACTTAAAAGGTTCTAAACAAGAACAAGTGCAATATTTTGGAGGTGGAACTATGATAAATTACGATGGGTTTAATAAAGACACTTCAAGAAAAAAAGATATAGAACAAGGTATATTAAACTATGCTA